CTCCCTAGGGAGCCTTATTGTGCTTTGTCTTTTCCTCTACGACTTTCAACTTCTAGCTGCACTCTTTGCTTCTGAATTTCATAAAGCTTTGATGGCAATTTGAATGAAAATAAGAATGCTAAAATAGCAAAAAATAAAATTACTATATCAACATTGTCTTTGTAATCTTTTAAAGTACTAAGCATTCTAGCAATATGTTCTCTGAAAAGCATATCATCGGGCAATGCACCATCATATGAAAAAAGCACCTTGTGTAAGAAAATTAATAACAACGTGAATAAATATATATATAACAACATCTTAGTCGCAACCAAACTTCGAGCTGCGTTCTTGGAAGCTCCATAAGCAACACGCCAAGAGCCATCCGGAATCAATGATGGGTCACCTAAAAGAGAAATTACGCCAATCAGAAAACCAGCAAGAATTGAATAGATACTTACCAAAGCATTCATCGAATCGACGTTCATCAATGGGTAAAAGAAATACGAAAATGCGGCACTTATAAGTATAGCGAATATCGTAAACTTTTGGTGATATACAACGCTGCCTATTATTCTTAACATATTCTATAAAAGTAATTTGGAATCATAGTATTTTTGCATTTGATTGACTAATGCTGCCCAAATAGAATCTGTTTTTACAGATTTACCGTAGCGTTCAACAGTAATCGTTTCATTCATAACCACCTTATCAGGCGTAATCCTTTTCCCATCTCTAGTAACTAAAGCAAATCCGCTAAGCCCAGACTGCACGAGTTCTTTAGCGTTGTCCGTTAGCGCAGCACCTTCAGTAGCACTATTAGACGTAGATACTCGCATATCTTGAGAAATAGAAAGCCTAGCATGTAAGGAGTCGTAATTTGTCAAATTTGCCGTTTGCTGATTTGGCGTAATAAGATCTACAAGACCATTTAATTTCGCAGCTAACTTATCTGGGAAAGAGTTAGCGACTACATTGGCTTTATGGTACTCGTAATCAGCCATAAAAACACTCGCATTTAGGTCAATTCGTTTTATGCCTTCAGTCATAACTGTTTGCAATACTTGTACGTTTGCAACTTGAAGTATGTTGAAACAATTTTGATCAACATCGTTTGCCCGTTTAAGGAGGTTTCTCAAAAATCGGTTTGGAATAGAACCACGTAATGCATCGCAAGGACTAACCAAAATATTATTACCGTAAACGCACACAAAAGCCTCACCGTCGAGATATTCATGTCCAGAAGGGGCCTTATGGATGTTGGATGCTAACTTACTTTTATTACCTGATGTTACGTTGAGAATACTAGCTTCTGCTCCTTTCTCTGCTACACCAATAGTAAACACATAGCATGGCTGGCTACCCGATGGAGTATTTATGGATTTTTTCTCCATATCCATACCAAAGACAATCTTTCCAGAGTGAGAATAAATACGCTTCTTTACTGCACCAAGAGCATTCCAAGATGCCACTAAAGCTGATTCAAATGTGCGACCTTTCGTAGACAATTTGTTGTTAGTTTCTGCACGATAGTAGTAAATCGTTCGATTACGGGTTTTTATTTTGGCAACAGGCTGAACTGTTGAAGTTGAAGTTGAAGTTGAAGATGGATTAAGAGTTGATATCGTATTCACTTAAAGATCCCGCGTTAGTGTTTTTACGCATTTTAATACGGTAAAAGTAAATGAACCAAGATCACATATGAAAAATGTTGATCTTGGACAAGTTGAATTGACAAAATAGTCATACTTTTGCCTTGTAGTATGGTGGAATTTACCCCCGTAATACAGATTCGGGGGTTTGACCTCCCGCCGCACGTCGCGCAATCGTCCTAGCCCGTCCTCACTTGCTCCGCGCGTCCGTCGGAGAGAACCCAGAAAAGAAGAATAAGCATTGCTCGACACTCGCAAGGCTTTGACGTTGTGAGTATGCAGCGTTCCAGTAGGTTAACGCGCCTTTGGTGTGGATAGTCTCTGCAAGGCTGGTCTAGCAGGAAGGAGGGCGGCAGCATCCAAATAGCTTTGGGCTGCTAACCGCGCCGATTAAGTGATGAGGCTAGGTTTTGCTATGGTGGGCGGCTTGGTGCCTCGTCGTCGCTCCGCAACTCCTTATCCCTGCGGGGCCAACTCGAAAGTAATAGAATGGTAAAAAAACTTCCCATAACGCCACCAATCAATCCACCCAGCAACATATCAAAAAGATAGACATCATTCATAAGCTCAAGAGCAGCGACAAAATCATTTACCGTTACATATTCATCATTCATTAGAACCACCAAATAAAAGCGCAAACATAATCACACCACAGCAAGATAAAACCAAAACATAAATTTCACGCACAGTATCAACAAACCACATCAAAACCTCACATCAAAAAAGAGTTTTCACTCATCGCTTGACCTCGTAGAGAGCCAATACTGGCGACATCTGTCTCAATCGAATCTGAATCACGACCACCACGGTCATTAGTGGATGGTTCGCACGTTATCAGGCTTTTAAGCTCGCCTTGTTTGAGAACCATTAAGCATTCGTCCAATAGCTCAAATTGAACATCCACAGCTTCCAGATAACGTTTATTGATGGAATAAAGCCCATCGTCGGTATAGGCGTTAATCACCACATCAAAGTTAGCCGTTCTCAGGTTGATTCCGTTTTTCTGTTTAATGATCGTCTTCTTATGGAAACCAGACAGATAGGCAGATTGAAGCCCCTCAAAATAGAGAACATCCGTTACAGGAACAAAAGGAGAGCCGCCTTGCTGACTACTCGAATTAGCAGCCCCACCGCTAGGTAAAACAGAATCCCCTTTAGTAGACGTCGAAGCCCGTCCAGCCGGAACAGATTCCAAATTTTGGCTGTTAGTTTTCGTCTCAAGTTCATCTGTTGAAACCTGACTTTCATCTTCAGTAAGTAAATCCATAGCGCCATAAATAAAATACACCGGACAAGCAATCATTAAGAACAAGGCTAGAAAGAATTTCGGAGAGCGAAACAGCGTATTCAAGCCACCTGATTTAGTAGCAGCACCCGTACCCGTAGACTTATAAAGTAGATGCGCTTCCAAAGGGATTTTTTGAGGGAATAGGTTTGCGTCTTTCTTTTGCGGAATGACTGGTTTAGTCACATTAGTAGGGTGTTTGTATATCCACGGTTTGCGCTTAGCAAAGAAAAAACCATCCCTATTTTTATGAAAGAAAGCTTGCTCAGCACACGCCTTGATTGAGCTATCTATCTGCTGCCAGTCGGGAGAGAGCAACTCAATATCCCAGTTGTATTTTCGATGACGCATAAAGCCCTCGTTATAAGTTAACGGGTAGATTATGCGACCATTTTCGTCGTATTCAGCCACGCCTAAATCGTCTATCTCGCACGATTGCAACGTACTCAAATCCACAGGAACGTGGCGAGAATCGAAAAACTCCTTATAACCTTTAGGTAGGTTTGGAAGAAATTCTTCTAAAGGGCGGTATTTAATTTTTCGACCATCGAAGCCGATGTTTTTAGAAAAGATATCCTGACACTCATCAATAACAATGAGAGCGTTAAGAGGGCACCAACAGAAGAAATGCTGCCAGAGTTCAATACCAATTTCAGAGCGCGAGAAAATACGAATCAACTTAGCAGATGAAGGGAATTTAATATTCAAGCGCTTTTCAATTTCTTCTAAGGGCTGCATACCCTCAAAGTTGGTCACAACCACACGACCAGCCTTGAGAGCAGGGAGAATAACAAACCACGCCGTGTAAGCGGATTTATAAGAGCCATTGCCACCCGTTCTAATACTAATTGCCATTGTTGTTACCTCGACATTCTCATTACAAGTGCAGTAGTGGCGCAATTGGCATAAATAGCCATCCCATCAGGCACTTTAAATAATATCCCCCAGTAACGAAGCTCAGAGGGGAGCAAGTTAAACAAATCAGAAAATAGGGAGCTAAAACCAATCTCATCTAATAATGTTGTCGCCACCAAATAAGAAATACGCAGAAACTCAATCATCACCATGAATTTCATTTTTATCCACCATGCTTGAAGCCACACAAAAGCCGCATCAAAATAGCTACCTGCGTTACTGAAATAGTTAAGAATGGTCTCACCCATGTTGGTGATGTACTGAAAAAACTCATACATTAGAAAGCCCCTCCGATTGCTCTTATCCCTAGCAGGCCAAATACAAACAAAACCACCGCCCCGATGATTCCGGCGTTATCCTGTAACGCTGCCATAACTGCATTTTGTTGACGAACTACATTACCGCGAACCGTTAGTTCAATGTTATGAGCGTTGTAGTCACCACCGTTTACATCCGACGTAAAATTGAAGTAAGCGCGGTACTGGTTTAGCAAATCCTTATACTCATTTTTAAGGACAGTAATTTCAGCGTTTAAGTTGTGTAATTGGGTAGCCGAATAAAGGGGAACAACGGCACCACCACCGCCACCGTCAACCATAGGTTTACCTAATCCCTCAATAGCATCGACCACATCACCAAAGCCCTTTTGGTTGGTTGATTCCAAATCACCAAGGTCATTGGATAGCTGACCAAAGCCGTTGTTTAAAAGGTTGTTTGCAGACGTAAGCAAGCCGTTGGTTTTATTACCAATACCAGACAACATATCAGACTGTCCTTTAATAGCGTTAGCCACATGGTTTGCATTATCGACAACCGTATCGGTATTTAAATCAACGGAAGCCTTGAGAGCATCAAGAGCGGATTTTGTTTCAGCTTGGTTTTTGTTCATGTCGTTATTAATACCAGTTAGCTGAGAGTTCACATCCTTATTCATCGCCTTAATAGCCGCTAGAGTGTCACTAGTATTATCAACATCCGGTTCAGGTTTATCAGAGTCAGTACCACCAGAACCACCACCGTCTGGTTTGTCAGGGTCGCCTAAATCACCACCCGATGGAGGGTCAATATCGGTATCACCCGAACATTCAGGCCAATTGGGAGAGAAGATAGTGCAAGACTCAGGGGGAGGGACGTCGCACCAATTATTCTCAGGTGAACAACACATTCCATATTCTGGATTCCAATCAGGATGTGTTTCATCGCATTTATTTTCCTCATTCAAACAAGCAGGAAATGAAGGGGAACCCGGCTCACAAGACTCAGGAGATGGAGGATTGCAAGACATTGTTAAGGACTCAGTGGCATCACTACATGAAATCTCAGGAGCCCAACCATTCCCCTTATCAAAGCATGAATCCTTAAAATTATTCATTTCGTTAATCGTCTCAGGACGACTACAGTAAGGAGGCTTAGGCTCCTCACAGGTACCAGTTTCTGGATTGAATTGCTGACCCAATGGGCAAGAGTAATTACTAATCTTTGCAATCAAAGTATTATTACTAGAACCAGGCCTACGACAACGAAAATCGCTAAAGTAAATCGAACAATCCCCAAAGTCATCCCAAGTCAAACCAAGCAAATGAGACTCCGAATAAATAGAACCTGCACTAATAGGCGCACCACCCCACTGGACATTGACGACCTTATACAAGACCTCAGCGTAAGCATTAAACGAAACACTCAGCAAAATAACCAGTGACGCAATGCTTTGTTTAATACTCATTTGTATTCCTTATAAAAAAATAACGCCCCACTAGGAGGCGTTAATACCAGACTTAAAACCCCCAACGAATCCACCGAACATCGAGAGAGCGAAAAATAGGGTGAGTATGGCGGTTAACGTCTCTTGCATAGTGATTACGAACGCATCGCGCCAATCATCATACGAAGACCAAAGCCGATAGCCGCTAGACCAATCAGACCAACCACAACTAGCGTGTAGTTTGCTTGACCTTCAGTAACAGCCGTACCGATAGCCGCAGAGTGATCAGCAGCGAAAGTAGAGCCAGAAGCTACCGCAGTAGCCAAAAGAACAGATAGTTTTTTCATAGGAATATCTCCAAAAGGTTTTACAGGATTAGGCTTTACCAAGCCCTTTAACGATTCGTCCGAGCACATGACCGGACACAAATGAGAGCAGCAAATAACCTGTTATCTCAGCGTAAAATGCTGCATCAATATCAAACTCCAAGTTCGCGCGAGTCGCCATCAACTGATAGTCGTCATTGCTCACCACTACGAACGTGCAATTAGCTAACGGCTCGTAGGGGAAAGCTTTAATCGTTCCATCAGTGAGGATTTCCGCACAGACTGAGAGAGTCATAATTATTTAAGGCTCGCTTGAAAGTGTTTTTTAATATCGTCATCAAGCGGAATGAGCTCCTTAACTTGAATATCAAGAGGGTCATCAATATTCACATCAAAGCGAAGTTCGTATTCGCGATTAGGAACAAAAGCTTTGGTGTTGATTAACTGGTTTGCATAGTCCAGATTGATGCGAATTGGTTGTTTGTTAAAAGGAATATCAGTGTTTAAACCGATACCACGCTGTTGAAACTTCTCAACGTCAACTTCTTCAACCGCTCGAAGAACTGAAAGCTCCGCGAACTCCATACCCGATTTCGGGAACTTCTTAATAACTACTGCTGTAATTGTTGGCATAGCCTTGACTCTCCAAAGTTAAGGATTTGAGATGAGCGTAAGCGTCCGGTACGCCTAGCTCGTTAAAATTCGTTCGTCTGTATTTTTCAGGAATAAGCATTCCAAACGCTTCCCCTAAGTCGCCCTCAGTCATCGCAATGACCTCAGATAACGCTTTACCGCATTGGCGACGAGCCCAAGCGATACGAGAGAAAAACTCCAAACCTTGAGCCTTTTTATTCTTGGAAAACTTGACTGGTTCAGACGGTTCAATACTGGCGGCAAAATCACAAAGACCAGCAAAAGCCGAAGCAGGAGAGGCGAGCATATCGACGTCGCACTTTTTCAGTTCAACTTCATTTCGATACCAAATGACCTCAGGGTCAGTAATTTTTTGCTCCAACTTTTTGTTGTAAATGCGCCAATAAACGGTTGAAGAACGTGAACCTACTATCGTTGCTTCTTCCATTAGCTCACCAGATTCAGTAATGCGCTTATGTGGAACCATTGAGGGACCACGACCACGCTTAGCCGTACGAAACGCACCGTTGTAAAAACATATTTCTGCATAGCCACAGTCAAAAACTCCCGTGTAATCATCGACAGCCAAGTCAAGACGGGCGAGGCGAGTAACACCAAGAACCGTAGCTAACCAGAAATGTATTTTCTTATGCGTGGTGTAATCAAAAAGCTTGGTACAGCCAGTACCGTTGATTTGGACGAATACCGTGTCATTGTTGCCACCAATACCAACCAAACCACATTCAACGGTTCCCGTCTTATCAAGAATCACCATCGAATCTTGATAGCCATGCAAGCCACGGCCACGCATAGGCGATAAACGGAAACCGAAAATCTTTGACATGAATTCATCAAAGCGATGCGAGAGCACTTTACGAACCTTGTCTTTATGACGCTCCATTGCGCTTTCAATGGCATCTGGAGTGCTAGAAGTAGGTTGACGAAACTCAGGCATCTGCAAGTTAATGAAATCTTGGTCATTTGACTTATCAAGATGGCGTAAATCACCGTAGTTAAACGTAAAAGCCAAGTGGTCAATTTTGACTGGGCGTGTTTCATCTTTAAATTGCATGAAAGACCCCCTTTAATAGCAATTCGTTGTAATTTTCGTCTGTAATTTCAACCAGTTGATAAGCATCGTTACCGTAGTGGATGTGTAAAAACTGGTTGAACTCAGCTTGGTTTTTAAAGAAATGGTGACCCCAAGGAAAATACACATTGATTCCGATTTGGGGTTCATCATCGAAATAAATGGAATCCATAATTAAGCTTCCAAACCAGTTGCTTTTTGAGGTGCCGTGCCTAGGAAGCGGCATAGAACTTCATATTCGTCAGATTCAAAACGAAACTCGTAATCACCAACCGAGAGATAACCAAAAGACTCTTGGTTGTTTTCGAATGTGCTAATGCAGTAGCCAAAATGATTGAAAGGAACAACGACTTCTTCAAAGATGTCTGTTGTAGTGATGTAGCACAGCTTGAAAGCAGGAACGTGAGACACAGCGAAATGACGGAGCGTTAATGTTTTAACGTTGACGTTTTGAACTTCAGTTTCTAATACGACCATAACAACCACCTTGACTAGTTGAGTGTGAGAGCGACCGCCAAAGCCAAGAC